ATGTTGGACATGCTTGCATTGGACACCGCTGTAATGGAACCGCTCCTCCAAACTTTAGATCTGTGATGAATGAATTTATTCATGAAACAGGTCATAAGAATGGTGGTGCTAGCAATTCTTAAAAGAATTGCGGCCATTATCCGTCATGAGATTGTGGAAATCGCCGACAGTGATGTCGACGAATCTTCTGAGTAAAATCAGAAAAACTCCACGCATGACATGGTGTCTCAAACCAAATTGTATAATACAATGAGGTTAATGCTATGCAGAAGAAACGCGCCCCCGGGGAATCCGGGAAGGTGCGACTCCCCAAGGATTATCCTTGGAGAGTTGCGGGCAGCCTGTTGGCTGACCTGACCAAACATATGCCAGTAGACGATGTCGCGAAAGTCTGCACGATAATTCGTGCGAGAGACTTCGGCGCATATATGTCTTTGGCGCGAGAGTGGTCCCTACAGAGTATTGGGACTGTCTCTCAGACTAGCCAAGCTTTCATGCTTGCGATTAGACTGATGTTTGGTTGTTTGTTGAAGAAGTTCCCCTTCGAAAACGTTGAAGGGGGACTTACAGCACGTAAGGAATCTGCTTATGCCGCTATGCGGCAGGCAGAGAGTGATTGTAGTAGTTTCAATCGAAACGGCTACAAAAAGCTCTTTTTCTTGGACGGAAGTCCAAGACCTGAACTCCTTACGATGCGAAGCTTCGTTTCCCGCGTTCTGGGTGATTTCTCACTGGAACGTGTGATAGCGAAGACCAAGCACGGGCCTGGTGCGACTACCGGTACGTCATCTGGCAAAACGAGTATTTATTTTAAATACTCTAATTGGCCTTATCACGTTACGCGCGCCGCGTCAGGTTATGCGAAGACGTTAATCGAAAGCGACGAACGTTGGTATGGTGCTTTAGAGCACTCTTACCGCGTGAAGTACAGCATACCCATGTATTGTATCTTGAATAAAGATGCATTGTGGGATGATGTTTTTCACATCGTGGATCGTAATCGATTAACGACGGTGCCCAAGGATGCTCTTAAAGAGCGTCCTATCGCAATCGAGCCTACGCTGAATATGATGTTGCAGCTTGGCCTAGATCGTCATATCCGCAAGCGTCTTAGACGCTGGGGTGTAACGCTCAATGACCAAGTACGCAATCAAGTTTTAGCGAGACTGGGATCAGTGGCCACGGG